CTCCACCTACTGAACTTAACAACCGTTTCATCTCTGTTATCTGTTTGTAAATATCAATCCTTGAACTCATTTCTACTCCTTTAAGTAAAAGTGGGAGGTCAGGACTATTCCCAACCTCCCGAGAGAGAGTATTAATCTACCAGGTATTTCAGACTGTCTGGTAGTAATTCGGGGTTGATTATTATTGACTTGGGTTTTAGTTCGAGAGTTCGTTTCTCAATCTCTCGATCAATCTCTAACAGAACTTCAGGATTCTCAAGGTATTGAAGTCTTAACTCTTTCATCTGTTTCAACATACTGTCAGACGGACCACGTTTGGTCTTAGGAACATAACCACTTCCTCCGTTGAATGTCTTCTCCTTCTTGATCCAGTTCTTAACCATACCTTTAACATAGTTGGTGAACAACTTTCTTTCACCAGAGTCGATGTACTTAATTCGACTCTCGTCTGTTAAAGAGATCAATCCGTCATAGAACATTTGTTCTACCTGTTCGTTAACCCAACTGATGTCTGTTGATGTCAGTACTTCTTTGATTGGAGTTTCACCATTCAGTTCGTACTCAACACCACGGTTAGATAAGACTAACACTAACAGTCGGTTGACGACTACTTTTTGACTTTCCATAATACTTTCTCCTATTAAAGATTAGATTTGATTACCTAATCATCGAGTCTGTTTCAACTCGTCTTATTATAGATGTTTGAATGTCTTGACTCATTATAATCGAGTCGGTTGATGATAAGTTAACTGTTCATTAACTTATTGTATTAGATAGTCGAGTCTGTATAATAGGTCCCACTATCTTCATCTCTTATTAACCTTACTTCGAGTCGGTTTGGTACTGGCACCCAGCCTACTGTGTGGGGAGACTTTATACAAAAAAGGGCCTCATTTTGGGCCCGTTACTTTGTATCCTTATATATACGTTTTTAAAACACGTTTTCTCTTTTTATTTTTATATTATTTCTCCCAATCTTTATTTATTTGCGTTTTTAATCTATGACAATTTGCACACAATGTTTTTAAATTACCTATATTATTATTATTGTGATTACCATCAATATGATCTACATCTAATTGGCATTTATGAATAGGTTCAAATCCGCACTCTTCACACTTAACTTTTTTATGAGCCCTATACACTCCTCTTCGTCTACCACTGGCAGCCTCTCTACACCAAGTACATAATTTTCTATGATATAATTTTCGTATACCACTTTTTAGTGCGTTAAACCCTCTTTCACATGGCCTTTCACCACATTGACCACAAATTGGCCTGTCTACACCATCACTCATCATACCCTATACTCCATATGCCCCACATCTTGTTCTCTACCCCATGAGGGAACTTAATCAAATGCCCTCTGACCACACCCAACTTTGTTATAATTCTCAGAAACTTTTCCATTTCAACCGTAATGCCAAACATCATTCATCTCCTCCTAACAGTATATCATCTATCTTATCCTCATACCACCGCTGTTGAGCTGGATCACACAACCCTATTACCTCTAGCTCTTCTGCTGTCACCTCCAACTCATCGTCCTCTTCGTCAGATATAAAGTTAACCAAATTAGGCCCACCATATCTCACCAAGAAGTTCAAAGTCTCTTCAGAAACCATCAACGGAGCCTCTCCTAAATCTAAAGCATCCGTCAACTTAAACACTCCCCACAACTCATCATATCCCTGTATCATTTCTTCTTCTCCAAAAATCTTAATAGAATACACTCTTCGCCCTCTATGCCCTCTTCGGGGTCCCAATATACCTGAGGCGCAAGCTCATCAAATAACTTACATATCATTAATAACAAATTTGTTCTTGTCTTCACTTCAAATCCAATGTCACTATGCTAGTCGGTTGTGCACCATCTTCCAGCCAACTATTCCACGTAGTATACTCTTCCACCACAAACACCCCGGGGAACAACTTGTCAATCAACCTCAACATCTCATTTCTAGCGTTATTTTCCACGTAGCTCCTCTATCATAGCGTACAACGGCATTGCCTTCGCTAAAAAGTGGTAGTCCGCTCCATTGGGGAACAACTGGACACCGAGATAGTCTTTCTCTTCTCTCATCAATCGGCTTATCGCTCGTATCAAACCTAGCACTGTCTCTCTATCATTCATTCATCATCTTCCTCTCCTTTCTCTTCGATCACACACGTGACCTCCAACGCCCAACGCTTCTTTCCGTCGATGCATAGGTTGTAACGCATTGAGATGGCGGATACTACATCAAGCTTCTGGAGCGTGCGAAGCAACGCACATCTCTCTTGAATATACTCCGCCTGTGGACTGCGTACAAACGCCTTTGAAATTATCTTTTTAGTCTTCACTGGGGTCCAGGTTGACGCTGTGGATCGGCGCGTGGGCCACCGGTGATCCGTCTACCGTCAGACTAAAGTGCCCACAGTCATCTGTGGTGCTGACCCTAGTGTTGTCTGGCACTTGAACCGTAGCGGCCGTGGTGGTGACCGTTCCACTTGAAGCTGAATGGTGGGACGTGCTGATCTGCCACAAACCCGCACCTAATGAAATATAACCCTTTCTGGCGTTGGTGTGTTCGGCGCTGGTCAAGACACCTAAGTTGTAGAACAACTCCATTAGGCTGTTGTGAGGATAGTTGTCTTTGTCGTTCGATGAAAAGGTGTGGTAGGTCGTGCTAGAGCTCGAATTCCAGTCGTGTGCGGTTATAGTAGTTAAGTCTCTAGTTTTGCTCATGCCGTGATTCTCCGTAGTTCCGCCAAGTGGCGTATGTTTGATTGAGATATTTCTGTTGATGTTCTGTAACGACAGTGTTTAATACCCAGTCGACTCATAAAAAGCAATAGGCCGTTGTGTGCTGCTTGTGCTCTAAACATCGCATTCTCCGTATATAAGATAATCTCGTATCATTTCTTGACAGATTTGATTAAAGGTTTTAGGGGCTACGTTTATGATACCTAGGTGGTATAGCAACGTAAATAGGTCTTCTCTAGGGAAGGTTAAGGTTTGTGGCATTTTATTCTCCGTCTCTTATGTTAGCCCACGTCTTTTGTTCAAAGTCTTTTTGTAGGATATGATATTCTCTGTAAGTAGTTATAACGTCAAGCTTAAGTAAAAAATGAAGCAGACGTCGATGACTTGCAAAGCTTTTGTGAACGCTTCTCGCATTTTTAGACCAACCCTTATTTATCTGGCTTTGAGTAGGGGGTGTTAAGCTTTCTGAGTTCGTATCTTTGTGCATAAGTCCAAGCGCTGTAAACGTCATCTACGTTTTGGTAATAGGAGCTGTCGTGAAACAGCTGTAACTTCTTTAACATCTGAAAAAGCTTATGGGCTTTGGTTGTGCTTACTTTAGTTAACTCTAACATATGACTCACAAACTTTTGGGGCCCCCAACCGCTGCGCGGTGCTTTCTTTTCTTTCTATACGTCTATTATACTCATAAAGCACTGATTATGGTACAATGAAGCTATGGAGAAAGTTAGATACTTGCCAAATGGACAATGGTCAATTGAAGTTGAGGGTCTTTCCAAGTCTCGGAAACAATATGGCCAGATGCTAGGAAATGATCCTAAGAAAGAAGAGATCATGAGTTGGCTCAAAGAGACCGGCGTTAATTCTAACTGGGGCATGTGGTTTATTCGAAACTACAAGCAAGACCCTGAAATCTTTAATCAGAAAAACAAAGCAAAGCTAACACACTTCTCTGGTATGAAACACCTAAATGAAGTAGACAAGCACCGCTTTGACAAAAAACACGATATAGAGAGTGGTTTCAAGGCCTTAGAAGAGGCTGAGCAAAAAGGTGTCGAGCGAGTTCAAGAGAACAACCGCTCAGTAGCACCAAAAGGCAAGAAGATCATAGACTTAGGTGATGGTTGGGGCTGGCATGACCTTGGAGTTGGAGCTTGCAGAGATGAGGCTCAATCTATGGGTCATTGTGGTAATGAACCTTCTGAAAAACACGGAGATCGGATTCTGTCTCTTAGAAAAGAACGAAATGAAAACGGCAAGATAACACACTCACCTCACTTAACCTTCATTGAGAATGATGGTCATTTGGGGGAGATGAAGGGAAGAGCTAATGAGAAGCCAAATGAGAAGTATCACCACTCTATCCACAAACTCCTAGAACATGATAGGATTAAATCTGTGGTGGGTGGTGGCTATGAACCTGGTGCTAACTTTTCACTTAAAGACTTCAAAGACAATCCTAAGTTTGCAGATAAATATGATTCGCTTATTGATAGCAAGCCTGGTTTAGGGTTAGATCACCTTAGTGAGTTGTCAGAATCGCATAAAGAAAAGGCTGCAGGTGTTTTACGCACATTAGATCGCAGTACTTTGCGACTTATGACTGAGAGCGAAGAGGCTGACCCGGATCTTTTACATGCACTGTCTACACATAAAGACATACAAATTAGAGAGCACATTTCGTGGCACCACAATACTTCGTCTGAAACCTTACATGATCTATCAAAAGACACAGAAAGTTCGGTTAGAGAACAAGTGGCTCGCAATTTTAATACCCCCACAGAAGTGCTAAGTGAGTTAGGTTCTGGCAAAAACATGGCAGTTAAAGCAGCAGTAGCCACTAACTCAAATACTTCACCCGAGACACTTCATACTTTATCTAGGGAGGGGGCACATGATGACACTTCTCTCGGGAGGTTTGTCGCTAGTAACAGAAATACATCAGCTAAAACCCTATGGGAGTTAGCTGGCAGTAGCGAGGCTACAACTCGGGAGGTCGTTGCCGAACACCCTAATGCTCCACCCGAATTACTACAGACTTTAGCTACAGATGAAGCACACGACGTTGTGCACGCTATTGCTAGCAACAAGAGCACTCCACCTGAAACCTTACATGCTTTATCTGAAAGCTTTGGTGATGTTGTTGTTAAAAACCCTAGTACTTCGTCAGAAACCTTGCATAGTTTGTATAATGTTGATAATAAGTTTATGAGGGCTGATATTGCTAGACATCCAAGCACATCCCCTGAAACACTTCATGAGTTGGCTTCAGATGAAAACAGTATGGTAATGCTAGCTGTAATGGAAAATGATAACACTTCGCCCAAAACCTTACATGAAGCATATAATAAAGAAATACCAAAAGATAAAGAATATGCCAGAAACTATAGAATCGCAGGTAACTCCAGTACGCCACCAGATATATTAAACACCTTATCTACTGATTCAGACAGAGATGTTGCTATGCGTATATCTACTAACCCTAGCACATCGCCAGAAACCTTACATGCTTTATCCACACACAAGAGTTTTGTTGTTAAAAAATATATTGGTAAAAATACAAATACATCATTAAAAACCCTACATGGTTTACATACTAACAACGACTCAATAATTAGAGGGGCAGTAGCAGAGAACCCTAACTCCTCACCTGAAATACTACATAACCTGCACACAGATCGTGTCCAGACGGTCCGCAGGGGAGTAGCGACAAACTCTAGCTCTTCTCCAGAATTGTTACATACATTACACACTGACAAGAGTGATGAGGTCAAGCACGGAGTAGCAGAGAACCCTAACTCCTCACCTGAAATACTACACAATTTACATACAGACTCAGAATGGATTAAAAACGCCGTTGTGCGTAATCAAAATACTTCGTCTGAAGTTTTGCATAATCTACATACACACAATAGCAGCGTTGTTAGAGAGGGCGTAGCTGAACACCCCAATACATCGCCTGAAACCCTTCATAGTCTAAGTGGAGATACTTCTACTAAAGTCATAAATAAAGTGAATAAGCATCCAAATTTCAAAAAAGTAGAAAAAGCAATAAGTAGTTTAAGTCAAAAATTAGAGTTACTTAAAAAATACCGCAATCAATAACCCTAAACCCAAGTATAATTAAGGGCATGGCTAGTGATAATATTGTAAAGACTTACTTAGAACAGATGGGCGCAATACCTATGTTGTCTAGGGATGAAGAGCTTAGGTTGGCTAAATTATCATATGAGGGAGACGAAGTAGCAAAGGGCAAGCTAATAGAAGCTAACTTAAGGTTAGTGGTGTCTGTTGCTAAAAAGTATCTCAATTCAGGCATGGACTTTCTTGACTTAATACAAGAAGGTAACTTAGGGTTAATTAGAGCGGCAGAGAAGTTCGAATACAAGCGCGGTCACAAGTTTAGCACCTACGCAACGTGGTGGATTAGACAGGGGATCACACGAGCTATAGCAGATACCGGCAGAACCATTAGACTTCCAGTCCACATGGTGGAAACGGTTAATAAGGTGTTTAGTGCGATTAAGCAGCATGTTCAGAAACACGGTAAAGAACCAACCATCCCAGAAATAGCCAAAGCAGTTAAAATCCCAGTTAAGAAAGTAAAAGAAATATTAGAGATCGCCAAGATTCCTATTTCACTAGATATAAAGATAGGTGAGAGCGAGGATACGTTCTTGATAGACGCCATTGAAGATAAAGGTGCAGATCGCTATGTAAAGCTGATTGACAATGTAGATGCATCAGTGAAAATAAAGAGGTCCCTGAGAAGATTGTCCCCAAGAGAAGAAAAGATAATTATTATGAAGTTTGGTCTCTTTGACTAAGTTCTATTGCCAACAACTTAACCATCATTATATATAAGTTCATCTGGATAGTATCTTGGACTGTCTTACAAGCATGCTCCATTGTCCGTACGGGTCTATTCATCATCATCACCCAGAAGTATCTTCTCCACTAGCCCATCTAAAGCCCAGTTGACTCTAGTTTCACTAGGGATATTCTTTGCTAAGAGTATCATCTTCTCTAGGCAGTCCTTCTTAAATGGGCAGTGTTCGCAGGGTGGTCTATCTGAGGTTTTAAAGCACTCTCCACCCGACTCTATTATCTTTTCATATATGTCATTCAATTCCATGTATATATTATACTGAATTTAAAATCTGGGACGCCCAATCTGGTAAAATATATAAAGGAGCTCAAATGGCCAATTTAGATAAACCAGATCAGGTGTACACCACACCGCCTCAATCTTATGCATCTCCAATGCCCACGTATATACCAGACGTTAGCATTAGAGGTGAATCATGGGACCAACTAGCTGAAAACAGAGGGATTAGGTTCACTCATAGAATAGCGGCACCATGTCCTAACATGAAAAGCCTAGTGGATAACAACCATAATCCTGTGTGCCCATTCTGCGATGGTAGTCAAATACTATACGTCCAGGACAAAGAGATATTTGGGACTTTCACTAATAACACCTTAGAGAAGATGTTTGAAGTCCAGGGAGTGTGGGAAATAGGTACAGCAGTCATAACCTTCCCTACTGAGTATGCAGATGGAGATCAAGCTGACTTCAATGTATTCGATAAGCTAGTATGCCCAGACTTTCAGATAAGACTATCTGACCTTAAAGAATATGACAACACTGCCAGCACTGGGGTTAAGTACCCGATTATAAACGTGTTTGACCTAACATCAGTAGTCAATGGGGCAGTAAAGAAATACATACAAGGTACTGATTTTAATATAGTAAGTGGTGATATAGTATGGGTTGGAGGCTTAGAGCCTAGTTATGATAGTGTCCAAGAGATTGGAGAGGTGCTTTCTATAACTTATTCTGCGAACCCCGTATATAATGTTCTTCAAACGATGCATGAGATTCGAGCAACTCAGCAGATGGTAGATGGAGTAAAGGTCGCCAAACGCTTGCCACAGCAAGTGCTTGTAAAGAGAGACTACCTATTCCAACCCGACAATGAGAGCAGTTAGGTAAAATATAGTATATGAAAAAATGTAATAACTGTAACACTGTTAAAACTAGCGATAGCTTCCATAAGTCACGTGGTACGTGCAAGGATTGTCGCAAAATTAAGACCAAAGTATACTTGTCTAGGGTCGATGTACAGAATAAAAGAAGACAGCTGCAAAAAGAGAGATATGCTAATAACGCTGAGTCAAGTAGGGCATATTATAGGGACTACTATTCCAAGCCCGATAATAAAAAAAAGCACTTACTTTTAATGAAAGAATACCACTCAAGAGACAGTATTGTTGTTAAGCGTAAACAATATAGCCAACAATATTATAAAGACAACATAGGTCGACTTAAAGAAAAGTCAGTAAAAAGAAGAACTAAGCTTAATTTGGCCACATTCAGCAGACATAAAAAAGAGTTAGTAGAAATCTATAAGAACTGCCCTAAAGGCTACCACGTAGATCATATAGTTCCTTTAAATGGCAAAACAGTAAGCGGCTTACATGTGCCTTGGAATTTGCAGTATTTAACAGCTAAAGAGAACTTAAGTAAAAGCAACAAGTTAGAACAACGCTGAGACCTAAGGCTCTTTGTAAGTTATAATATAATAAGTAAAAGTAAATAGTTGGAGAGAAAATGCCAAAAGCGGTTAGCCGGAAACAACAGAAAATGATGCATGCCATCATGGAAGGGAAAGAAGGCCATACATCCAGAGGTGACAAAGGTCCTCCTAAAAGCGTAGCCGCTGGTTACTCTAGCGGTGGAAAGAACATGCCCGAATCTAAGGGCAAAGAGATGGAGGGCGGAAGATGGCCCAAAGGCTCTGGTCGTCACGAAAGTGCCAAAAAGAAGAAGAAAAAGAAGAAAGACCTTAAGAAGGCTTTCGAAGAGTTCTATAGAAAGCAAGGTGCTGGTGTTATTGTCGTCAATGACAAGAAGCAAGTACTGTTAGGCGAAGGCAATGGAGTATGGCAAACTCCAGGTGGACATGTAGATGAAGGTGAAGACTTTATTACAGCAGCCCACAGAGAACTACACGAAGAGTCGGGCCTTATAGCTGGCGAGTTAACTGAAGTAGGTCATTACACTGATCATAGATTTGATTCCAAAGCATATGTTTGTTTTACCTATACTGGCACTCTAAAAGACTCCGATGAACTTAAAAACCTTAAGTTCGTTGACTTATCAGAAGCGCTGAGCATGACACTGCGACCCTGCTCTAGACAAGGCCTAGAGACTTATGCCCAGTCAGCCCTAAAGAAATCAACTAAATTAAAAGACATGATAGCTCTAGAATCACTAGAGAAGAACATTATGCGTGGAGCTGATCAAAGACAAGTTGTCTATGATGTAACTCACGGTGATGCACTCAAGCTAGTAGGCAACGGTTGCTGTAGGTTTTTAAAGCAGCAACTAGATGGCATGGGTGATGAGGACTTTAGAGATATAAAGATGGACACTCATATCATCAAGGTCCGCAAGCATAGCAATGATGTATACTCTGGTCGTATCAATGATGGCCACAAGATGATTCACCAATTCACCAACAAGTCACTTCCTCAATTGTGTGCAGATGTTATGTCTGTGTTTGAGTGGTATTCAGATGATGATGAGCATGTCTTTGACTTACTAGATGAAGAGAGTCTATCTAATGATGCTATCCATGGTGGATTAAACCAACTATCAGACAACTACAAAAAACATAACCTAGCTAATATCTATACTGAAATGGAGCATATCCGCAAAGAGGTTAGAAATGGCATGGCAGTTGATCTACAACAAGTAGAACATAAGATTATGAAGCTATTTGATAAGCTGGAAGAAGCAGTTCATCAAGTTGCAGACAAGCACAACCAACTATCTAGAGAAGCTGGTTCAGAAGTAGAAGAACTAGAAGCTAAACTTAGAGAACTTCAAAGTAAGGTCGACGAGTTAGGTCATAAGCCAACTACAGTCGAAGCTTATCAAAGCAAACCAGTAAGCGGTCACAAAGTATATGATGACCATTATTTTTATTTACAAAAGCCATCAATTGAAGTATCACCTACTGGTAAAATTAAGATTACCTTTGAGAAAGATTGGACTAGTATGGAAAAATCCAACTTCCTCTCGGATATGAAGGCTCGGGTTATTGATGATAAAAAAATGTAATAAGTGTTTATTCGAGAAACACGTAGACTTATACCCTAAAAGAAAAGACAGTAATGACGGTTACAGAAATACATGTAAGAGCTGTACTAATTTAGGTGGGAAGGTTAGGTATCAAAGAGATGATGTCAAGCTTAAAGAAAAGAAAAAAAGTCAAAAGTGGTATAAAGCCAACAAAGAACTAGTTAAAATAAAAACAAAAGAATACAAACGAATCTCTAGACGTAATCTTAAAGTTAAACTTAAAGATAACCTTAGAACAAGGTTAAATAGTGCTATTAAGAATAACTATAAAACTGGTTCAGCTGTCAAAGACTTAGGTTGCTCCGTAGAAGAACTAAAGAAGTATCTAGAGAGCAAATTCCAAGAAGGTATGACTTGGACAAACTGGTCTAGAACAGGTTGGCATATAGATCATATTGAACCATTGGCAAGCTTTAATCTATCTAACAGAGAAGAACTTAAAAAAGCTTGCCATTATACCAACTTACAACCGCTATGGGCTGAAGACAATTGGGCTAAAGGTTGTAAGTAAATGTTAGAAGCTAGAGCCGAAATAGACAGCCTAAGACAAAGACTAACTGCGAAGAACCTATCGGGTGACGTAGTTGACTTAATATGTGACGAAGCGTCTAGGGACATAAGCACTAGAACAGCTGATGTACTAGCTGACTCATTGGAGGATGCTGTTAGAGCCGGTGAAGCCGTTGGTTCAGAGGATTTTATTAATGAGCTTAAGGCCGTTCGTTCTGGTCCTAGCTTTGAGATCATAACTGACTCCGGTAGGACTGACTTCTCAGAAGCTCCGTTCCCAATGCTTCCTAAGCTACTTAAGAATGCTAAGGTAGCCAAAGACGGGTCTTTATATAAAGTAATACCCATGAGAACTAAGTCGACTGGCAATAACATGGCAGTTACTACCGAGGCCGCTTTGGCTAATATCAATGCTGCTAGGCGTATAGCTAAAGAGCAGCGTGATGCAGATAGAGATAAACAAGAGTCTAGACAGGTGTCTCCAGACTCTATGAAAGGCATGGACACCTTATCAGCTATGCAGGCCATTAGCAGGTCTAGGCAGGCGAAACCTCAGATGACTAGATCAAATGATGGTGTAAGTGGCTTTAGGACTGCTTCTAGTAAGCAAGACGCTTCGAGTCAATGGGTACAACCTGGTAAAATGAGAGACGTAAGTAAACCTCTTAGAGAGATAAATATGAACCTACACGATAGCATCGATCAAGTGATCCAAGATGTTATTCAACTTTATGATGGGATGTACTAGATGGCGATGGTGATGCCGGAAATCGCTTTACAGCGAATGATTCAAACTGGACTTAAGAACCTTAGGGCTAACCGAACTGCATTCGATTGTATCTTCGCTCAGTATCTAAGCCCAGAGTTATCAGCTTCATATGGTCAGACTCATATAGATGACATATTTACCTGGTTCACTACTACTGCCATGCCGGTGCTTCAAGCTTGGAGCTTCGACGGAACTCGGGTTCCTTCCTTCACAGTCCATTTGGCTGATGAGAGTGAAGACGAGAGTAAAGCAGCCGTTGGTGACTTCTTTGGAATGGGCTCAGATGAGGACATCCTCACGGGAGTGAGCACTGTATCCTTAGATATAGGTATTCATGCTGATAAGTCCAAAGATCACGTTTTGTGGCTATATTATATATTAGCCTATATCTTCTATAAAGAGAAGGTATTAGGTAGAGGTCTAGGTCTTCAGCTCTTTACATTTAGAGCGAGTGACTATAATAAAGAAAGTAAGTACATGGCTGACAATATCTGGTCCAGATGGGTTAGATTCAGATGCACAGTACAAAACTACATTGAAGGGGATGAATATCAAGAGTATGATGTTACTATTGATTTAAACGCTGATACCCCAGATGGGGGCGAAGTCGTTGACGTGTCTGATCAAACACTGTCTAATATAGACTGTGTGGATGCTAATCTTCTAGACCCAAATAGATACAATTAAAGGAGGCAGTTATGTCTAAAAAGAAAAAGAGTAAGAAAATTGACCTAAAAGCTAAGATCAAAGAGATGGAAGACAAGAAGCGCGAAATCGCCCCAGTCAAACCAGATGAGAAGGTATCCTTCGACTCTTGGTATCATCAGCGTAAGTCAAAAATACCAAAGCAACACAGAAAAGAGATTCTGTTAGCTGACTTTAGCTCAAGGGGAGTAGGCTCTGAAGCCACCGCCGAAGAGTATGATAAAGCACTGAAACTATACGGAATTGAACTTTAATTTTAACTAAAAGCACGTGTTATAATATTAACAGTACTAAACAATAAGGAGGCCCATCGTGGCAATAAATGTTTCGTTTAATGGGGCAACAATCTACAAGCCTGGCGCATATTCTAAGACGAGTATCGATCTTAGCGGTGGTTTTCCACTGGGGCCAACTGGCTTAATCGCTATTTTTGGTGAGTCCACACGAGGACGTCCCGGGTCTGCTGAGCCAGATATGTCACAAAACTTTTTCACAGCAGGTCAACTAGCTGAAGCACGAGACAAATATGGCTCTGGTTCAATTGTTGATTCTCTAAACTTTTTGTTCTCTCCAGCTTCTGATGGAGCTATCCCCGGTGGAGCTCAAGCTGTTTACATTTATAAGACCAATGCGTCAGTTAGAGCTACCTTAGCCCTAGCCACTGCATACGGAACTGCTCGAGCCACAGAATATGGCATCGGCGGAAATACTGTTACTCTTAGTGCAGTCGCTACTGCCGAAGTTGCTCCGACTATCACTACTTCCACTCCTTTCGATGAGACTGCTGTTACTGCAACCTCCGTTTTTACTGTTTACTTAGACGGTGTTTCTATTGGTACTCAAGCTGTTGCTGGTGCTTATGCTAACAACGCTGCTCTTATTTCCGACGTTGGTACTTGGACAGTCGCTGGCGTTACTTTTGCTGCTGGTGGAAGTGATGGCGCTTCAACTGTTACTATAACGGTTGATGTTGATGCTACAGCCCACACAAACGGTACTGGTAAATCAATGGAATTAGAGGACACTACAAACACTCCTCTAGTCCAAATGGGAATTGCTGAGGGTGTTGTCTTATCGGCCACAGAAGCTGCTATGACCGTTACCATTAAACAAACTAGAGACCTACTTGAAGAAAGTGATACCCTTGGTGGTAACGTTGTTCTTACAGGTGGATATGATGGCGCTGATGCTACTGCAACTATAGCAGTTAGTTCAACTTCAGTTACTTTAACAAGTGACTCCGGTTCTACTGTTTTTGAAAAAGCTGCTTATGGGACACTGCT